TGATGTACTTGATGCTTATGCTCAAAGTAATCAGTAGGTAGCCCGACCCCTATTGGGTCTTTGGGGATGAGGTCTTCCATCACATCTCGCCTCATGGTCCGGTTTCTTAAGCCGAATCCCCTTGTTTTGTTCACCACATAGTCCCACACCGCTAACCCGGGTCCGCACTTTGGAGGAACTATCCGTTGGGACAGATGCCTCACATCTGATACATACTCTACCCTCCACGATTCAGAATCGTGCTGGATGCATGTCCAATCATGGTACACATACGTCCTATAAAAATAGAACTTTCGCCTCACGTCGAACGTGTACCTGAAGTGCATCCCAGCTGAAGAAGCTTGTTGAAGCTGGGTAGGCGCATCAGTATATTTCCTGAGCTTCTTGGAGTGCGGTCTATTGACCTGTCTCCATTGCGCATCAGCAACGAAGCAGGCCTTCCAAGGCTCATAATCACCACCACCACGCAGCAAGTCGTACTTCTGGCTTAACCAACCATCCGTACTAGTTGCTGCGTCATTCCAAGTGTCCCAATCACTATCTGCCTCCACATTGATGTCGGTTTCGACACCGGTCTTCGAAATGGATTGAACCACTGTCCCCGAAAGTGCGGGGACATAAGTGTATTTAGCGACGCGGACGGAATCCCCTAAGTCAAGATCTAGACTCAACACATCGGAATATGTATCATCACTCTTAACCGGTGGCGCCATCACTTCCACATCACTATCATCACTTGAGTCATACGGCTCTTCTATGGAAGAGAAAAGCCTGTGCTCATGCTGTGGTTTTCTTAACGTCCCATCTTTCTGCACGTGTTTGGTGTCTTCCTCGTCAAATACCTCGACCTTGCGGTCTTGGTGGAGTGTAGACACAGGCTCCAGGTTCGGAACATCTCCGGAGCTAGTCTGGACATTGCTGTCCACCTTGACTCTCGGGGGTTGTCCTAATTTCGGATCCAACACATGAGAAGTGTTACTAGACCATAACCTTTCCATCTCCTCGGCATCGGTAGCCTTCTCAGCCTCCCAATAATTCGGATAGGTAGGTTTCCACTTAAACCTGGCGCAATCCCATAGATAGCGTTCCCAGGTGTGGTGGCAAATGCGCCCAAAAGTTTTACAAGACAAAGTTGTGCACAAAGTCAAGGCGCATTCCCAGTGGTTGCAGTATTTGTAAGTGTCCCAATATGGGCATTTGTACGGACACCTTGGACTACTCATTCCAACGGGAGGAGGACGCGGAGTCTCCATTAGTAGATAACCAGCCAGTTCTGGCATTCTGCAGTCACAACCGAATTTACAGTCGTGTCCAGACCAGTATTCTACCCCGTTGAAATTGT